TTCAGTTAATGGAGGCAAAATTTCAACATTAAATGCTTTAATATTTTTAGGCTCCATAAACTCTTGTCCATTACGAGTAACTTTTGCAAAAATTTGACATTCTGCAGCTTTAAGATGGTCTAATAATATATTAGGTATGTGCCACCCATCTTCATTATTAAATGGAATATACTTTTTAACTGCTTTACCATCATTAATTGTTTTGTTACCTACAGTAAAAATTTCACCTGCAGATTCTCGTTTAAGAGGGTCATTAGACCTTACAATAACTCTTTGAAGTTTTAATGCATGTAAATTTCTCATGCCTTCTAATTCAACACCATTAACTTTAAAATCATTAGCAACTAATTCTTCTTCAGTTATTCGTATTTTATTTGATGGTGCTTCTGCAACTGCAACATCAACATTATCGCTTGCCATTAAAGCTTCTTCTAGCTTTTCCCTTTTACTATTAAAATGCATAGTTACACCTCTATTACTTAATTCGTCACTAATTTGTTTGGATGTCATTTCTTCTATATTCATATCATCTCCTTTATAAATCTTCCCCACATACGTAGTATGTGAGGAAGATAATAAGAAAACTTAAATTAAGCTTTCTTAGTCCAAATAATACCTAGGCGTTCAGGACGTAAAGCCATGAAACCGTAGTACCACTTGATTGAGTAAAAACCCTTTTCACCGTAAGGATCATTAACGTCCGCAGTTTCTTTACCTGGCTTCTTGTGAGTAGTAGTGAACTTAAGGCTCTTACCATCAGTTTGGAAACCAATAGTAGTAAATGAACCATCACCAACACAAAGCATTGGGTAAATTGCAGCATCAGATGCACCACCTTTTTCAGAGTGAAGCATTTCAGGAACTACAACAAAGCGGAACTGGTCTACTGAACCAATCTCACCATTCATAATTGTAGTAGCGTCAGCGTATTTTTCTACACCAACAAAACCTGAACCAACACCTGAACCAGAGATATCAGTCATCTTACGTACTAGAGGAATTAAATCTGGTCCAATGTACATAACACGTCCACCTTGGATAGTTTTAGTATCAGTCATACGAGAACCTGAAATTATCTTAGTTGTTCTTGGAGTTTTGTTATTGTCCAAAGCAATAGATAAAGTCATTAGGTCGTCATAGTCAGCAGCTGCAGCTACAGTAGCTTTAGTTGTAACTGTACCAGGATATTGAACAGTACCACTAGAAGTAGCAGTATTAATCAAATCCTTTTGTAGTTGTGCTTCAGTTAGTTCTGTAGCACCTACCATCATTTCTTCAGTGATGTGTGACATCAATTCTGAATCTGAATCAAAGTCTAGAGACTCTTGAGTGTATTCAGTGAAGAAACCTTGCTTGATAAGTGAACCAGTTATCTGTGTACGTGTAAAACCGACACGGTTAACTCTTCCACCATTCTCTGTTAACGCTGGCAAACGATCAACAATAACACCAATGTCTTTTGAAGAACCATAAATGTTACCACCAAGTTCAAGCGAAATGTCAGCAGTAGCGTGAGCTAAAGCTTGAGCTTCAGTACCAAAGTAACCTGCTGCTGTTGCTGTAGGAGCAACCCAACCTGTACCACCAGTTACTTCAACACCTTGACCAGTATAACCTTTCCACTTACCTTGAGTAATGATTAGACCATCAGCATCAATACCTTGGTCTGATACGTTAAGACTGTCTAATAGTGGTTGATATACATCTTGCTTGATTGTTTTACCATGATGCTTAGGCATTGCCCTTACATCAGCTAGCGGCATAAAGTACTGAATGTCACGTACTTTGATGAGCGCTTTTTTAAAGTAAAAATCAGTACGCGCTTGCGCACCAATATTACTGGCGCCATTTGCGCCTGTGCCATATTCTAAAGCCATATTATTCTCCTATAGCTGTATTAAAAGAGAAAGACTACACATCGGCAAGTTTCATAAATTCGTCATCAGTCATATTTAAATAATTGGCTGATGCACTATCAGTCTTACCTGCAGTCTTTCTTGTTCCTGCTGCAGCTTTACGCTTTTGTTGTACAACAGCAGGGTCCTGTGCTTTAGTCTTCGGTACAGATGCAGGAGGAGGTCTAACAGATTCCTGTTGATTACTTAGTGCTCCTTGAGATTGTAGATGTTCAGCTACTTGTCTATAAGCGACAACATCAGGTACTTGTAGTCTTCCTAATGCTCTCTCAGTATCAACAACCGATTGTACTTTATCAAAAACTCCATTAAATACATGGTCATTAATAATAGATATAATCTCAGGATTGTCAGATATTAAGTTTTTACTTTCGTTATCCCACTCTTTAGCTAAGATATTTATAGTCTTATCAAAAGATGGGGTATCTCTAATGTCATCAATTGCTTGATTAATTTTAAACTCTTTATCTGATACACTGTAATTATTAGGTTTATATGTTACTTCCTCATCAGTATCTATATCTAACGGGTCAATGCCACTATCTTTTATAAGTTGAGCAATTGCTTTAGGGTCTTTTTTAGAAAGATCGATTAAATTGTTAAGTTTACTTTGATCTAACAATCCTTCTTTTTCTAAAGTACTTACTATCTTAAGATTAGGACTTAAAGTCTTCATCTTATTATGATAGTCAGCGCCTTTTTGCATTAAGGCTATTGCATCGTCAATGTTATCGACTTGCATCATCCGCTTGCTAGCTTTAAATGGTGCCATTATCCGTTTATATGCTGCTTCATAATCAATTTTAGCTTGAGAAATATCTTTCTCTTGTGTAGCTTCATTGGTATCTTCAGTAGCATCCGTATCTTCAGACTCTAACTCTACAGTATCTTCTAATGTTTCGTCTTCTAGTTGAGTATCCTCATCTAGGTCAGCTACTTCATCTTCTAATATCTCTTCATCAGATTCTTCCGTATTACTTTCAGACTCATCTGTTTCCTCATAAGGGTCTACCTTATCAGGAGTTACTTCTTCGTCTTCACTTGTTACTTCTTCAGAAGTTTGCTCTTCTTTAGAAGTATCAATTTGGTCAGTCGTTTCTTGAATTTTTTCTGCAGTTTCTTCTGCAGCTATTAATTCAGCTTCAAGTTGACTTAAATCTTGTTTTAGGAATTCTTCGTCATCCATTCCCAAAGGACTCTGTACTTCTGCCATTAGCTTAAGTCCTCCTGTAATATTTGTGTTCTAGCATCTTCATCGTCTCTGTAAGCTTGTTCTGCTTGTGTACCTCTAGTTAATACACTATCAAAGAAATTACTTAATGCTCCAATACCATAAATCATATTATCAATCATTTTTTGTTGTTCTTCATTTAAAGAACTAGCTTTAGCCATAACTAACCTAGCAGCTTCTTCTTTAAAATAATAATCAAGAACTACTTTTTTAAACTCTCGATTCTTAAATAACTTAATAGTACTATCTTTAATATCAATGAAATGCTTAGCATCATTCATATTATCTTCTAATTCTTGCAGTTGTTCTTCTGTGCTCATCGTGTGTCCTCTTATTGAGATAAAAACAAAGTAGTAAAATTCTCCTTTTTCGCGATTATATCACTATTTTTCAAATATTACTGTTCATTCGACATTGTATTATTTAAGATTGCATCTGCAAACTTATTATCAATGTTGTTTTCTTGATCTATTCCTTTCATGTTTTCTTCATGTTGTCTATTAACCCCAGACTCTTGTTCTACAAAAGATAGATCTTCCATGTCAGACTTACTATTTAAGTTTCTAGACTTAGATATTTCAGTCTGGGTCTTAGCTTTCTTATATTCTACATCTACTGCATTTTCAGCTGCTTTAGCACTTTCATTAGCTATCTGAGCTTGTAATAGTTGCATTTCCATTTGTGCTCTTTGTTCAGCCATTGGATTAGGTTGTGGCTTATATTCTTTAATCTGTTTAGCTAGTTCAGGCATTTTACGTAATCTAGCTATGTCAGCTAATATAATCTGTGACATAGATGGATCCATGTTGTTACCCATTGTTTGTAACATAAATGATAGTTCTTGAGCTTTTTCATTATCAGCTTCAGCTGTAGAGATATTTAATTTAATATCATACATACCACCTAAGTCTTCACGATTAATAGCAACAAATTCTTCATTAGTTACTCGAATTATTTCTTCATCAGATAAAAATTCTGAATTCATAGATATCATTTTACGACCTATTTGATTAATACCATCAGCTAATCTTCTAAGTATTCCTAACTCACGTTTAGAAGCTGCATCTAATGCACTTCTAATACCAGTAGCTGTATTACCTAATGCTGCTCCACTAATACCACTATTAAATGCTTTAACACCTGTTAATGACTCAGCTTCATTGTTCTGAAGATTTAACATGTTTAATGCACTTTGAGGTATTTCAGGATATGTATCCATGTGAAATGCTTGTCTAGGGTCTACATTAGAATTAAATTTATAATCTGCTCCTTGTTCGAACTTACGAGAGTTTGTAACATCTAAAGCATCTTTACGAATACCCATTTGTCCGTTAGCAGACCTACCAATAATATCAATCATACCTCGTGTTACAGCACCAATAATTTTTTGGTTATCTTCTAATAACGCACCATCTGGTTCACCATAAATGTGTTTACGTACTGGTAAATATTGAACTGATACAAACGGTAGTTTTTTATCAGGAAATGGATTAATTTCCATCCTAATTAACACATCACCTACCCAAGTTGCAATAAATGGCTCTACTTCACCAGTATCATTAATATCCCAGTAACCCCAGTATTCATAAACAATAATTTTTTTACGTGGGTCGTCTTTAAATTTAAAGTTTGTTTCATCTTCTAAGTTATGGTCAGGTTGTGCCAATGGTGCAGCGTTGTCTAGTAACACGTGCTCTAAATTTTGATATCTGCCATCTTTTTTAAGTTCAGCCATAGATGTTTCAAAACTATAAATAATAAAGTTAGCTTTATTTAAATCTCCTAAACAAGTAGGGTCAATAATTACATTGTTGTAATCACAAACTTCTAATTCAGGTTGATTTTTTATAATTTTAGTTTCTTCTTCTATATGCGAACCTATTTGTACAGGCATTACGGGAATATTATTTTCCATCGTTAACCTATGAGCTTCTTGCATTTCTGGTGCTATGTCACGTTTAAATTTTTCTGCATCTTGCTCCATCATTTGATGTAACTGTTGATGCATTTGTGCAGATTCAGGAGATTCTTGATATTCAAAATCAGGCACTTCTACTTCAATAATTTCATCTTCATAATCCCAACCTACTTTAACAACAACAGTTCCTTCATCGACTGCAGTACGTACATACTCATCAATAAAAGCAGTTTTATCTAATTTACAATTTACTTGATAATTAAGTAATAATTCATTTTGTATAGCTGATTCTTTATCTTCAAAAGTCATTGGAGCTGTATTAAACAAATCATCAGTAGATAAGAATGGCTCACTTAATGCAGCATAACGCCATTCAGCTTGTTTTCTAATAAGTTTAGGTACAATTTTTGATCTGCCTTTTTTATTATTAATTGTTTGTTCACCATTTAAAGCATCTAACCAACTATCAACGTCTAATACATGTGACGTATGAGAAGATTGAGCTTCATCATAATCAGCTTTAAGTTCTAATAAATCAGGTGGATTTTTCCAATCTACAAGTTTTTTAGGACCATCTAAGTCTACGTCTAAATCATGTTGTTTTTCAGCCATTATGCTCTTTCCTTAAATTGTCCATTATTATAGGGTTTAACTTTGTAAATAATGTGATTATCAAATTCTATTGGTTTTGTATTAATATATTTAAAATAACCTTTATCATTGTCTGCAAAACTTACATAAAGATCATCATTAATAATAATTTCATTAAAAAAATATTTTAATAATTTTGCAAAATTTTTTTTATCCTTAAAATTATCTCCAATTGCTATTGTTAATGCTAAATAGCCATTAATGCGTTTATCATGTCTATAGTATAGATAAGCATTGCCATTTTGTAAAACTGTACATCTGTGAAATTTAATATTCATTAATCATTTACTGTAAAAAGTTTTTTAATTGCTGACATATTAAATTCTTTTTGTTTAGGTTTTTTTACAAATTGTGGTAATACACCACCATTTTTACCCCATGTTTCTACTGCTTTTTCATATCCAGCATCTGTTTTCCAAAACTCTGAGTTTTCATCAGCATCATAATAACCTTGTTTATTATTTTTAGAATCTAAAGGACGTTTAAATCCAGGAACTGGACCATAATTAACTTTTAAATCTTTCATTAAACTAACATTTTCTTGTGGCTGCATATCTCTTTTATAAGTAAATATAGGTTTAACATTAGCTGCTAATTTTTTTAATTTTTTATCTGCTAGTTTTATATCATTTTTTATTTTAATTTTATTTTTATTTATATATCCTGGATCAGCATTTATTAAAGCCATACCTGCATCACTTATTTCATATTCTGCATTAGGTGTTTTTGCTGCCGTATGTTTAAAACTTGTACTTCTATTTTTTGCTGCTTGTTCAGCTTCAAATTTACTTTCATGTGTACTAGTTATCCAACCATCTAATGCTGAATCATCTAAATCAAGAAATCGTTTTAATTGATCAGCAGTATAAATTTTACCTTTATGTAAAGTAGGCATATTTATCCATTTACCTTTATATTGAAAAGTTGTAGATAATTCTGAATGTTTTTCACCAGTTTCTACATCTTCCCAAATAGGTCGACCATATTGATTTTCTAAAGTAGTGGCTTTTAACTTTTTAGCCATGTGTGTTCCACTTTGCATTTACTTTGCGGTGTTTATTCCAAGCTGCAAATCCACCTAGCTTTAATCCGTAATAAGCTAAATAGTTTATTAACCTGAACCCGTTTTGTACTATGTTTACGTCTCTAAATATAACATCTAACTGACTTTGTG